GGCGAGGGTAGCAACGGGGTTCATGATGTGTCCTTTCGTAGAGGGGTCTCATATTACCCTTAGTTTCTGACGCGGACCCCCGGGCCCTTTTTACAGACCCGGGGGCTTTTGTCAGACCGTGTCAGGTCCAGTTAGGACGACCGCATCCCGCGTCGGTGACCCACATACGCCAGCGCTGCCAGAACGGACCGCGAACCCAAACCCAGTGTCCACGCATATCATTTCGCCCCCTTTGTGTTCCAGAGGGTAGATGGAAGCCTAGAATTCGTCCTGGGCATAAATACCAGCTCGTTCAGACCGTCATGGGAGAACATGTACGAAGTCCACTCGAACCAGGCAAAGCACAGAATCTTACCATCACGAGGACACGCGATCCGGCATCGACCCAGCTGATCCTGGAGGATCCGGGCATTCCAGTACTTACTGACCCGTCCCTCAGGAGAATATACGGTCAAGGTGAAGTGCTTGACGTTGACTCCGTAGATGATCGGATCATCGAGAACCGGATCTCGGTCATTCTCGATCGAGAGTTCCTTGTATGACTCCCACTGGTTCACGTTCTCAGCCATCATTGTCTCCGTTCCAGATATACGGCTCAAGCTCCAAGGGCGAAGGCCTCGAAGTCGCCGAATTCTCCCACCGCAGCCTTTGCATCGTCAGCAAGACCCTCGAAGTAACCCCAGTCGACCCACTCCTTCCAGTCGTCTGCGTGGGCTTCCTTGAAGGACTCGAACTGTACCCACCTGTGACCGGTACTGCCTGATGCGGCATGGTAGTTACCATCTTTCTCGCGGAGAAGGATCCCGCCTCCACGGTTCACGGGGACGAAGGCGCCGGTCTTACCGACGAACTCCATCTCTGGCTTCTCTTCCGTTCCGTTGTTGAGGTACAGAGCGGTGGTAACGCTCTTGGTCTCCGCCACGTCTCGAATATCAAGCTCCTCCTTCGAGAAGAGCTCCTTGAAGACGTAGGGGTGCTGGAACTGGGCGCCGGTAGCACTCCACTTCCCATCCTCGTAGTCGACATAGACGGCCTTGTTCACGAGACACATACGATCGTAAGTAGCCTCGTGCTCGAAGGTGTAGCCGTACTTCTTGCCGAACTCCATGACCTTCTCGATGATCTCGGGAGTGGCCCTCGGGATCTTGATCGAGTCGGTCTTGATGTGTGCAACGTCGAAACCCTGCTCCTGGACGAAGTGCTTCAGATCCACCATGAATAGAGCGCCACGCTTGGCGACAATGTTGTCCACATTGCGGGGGTCCTTGAAGGGGTTGGCGAACTTTGCCGCAGTGAGACCGTACACCGAGTTGATGACGATCTTGAGAGCGAAGGCCAGTGCCTCATAGTCGACCCCTTCCTCGAGGAAAGGCTTGAGAGCTCCGTCTAGGAGAGACCCTGCAAGCTTGTCGTCATGGTGTTTGATAGCTACTCGGGCTTGCTTGATCTCGCTAAAACGCTGAGTGTATCGGTCTCCGAAGAGGTTGAGACACTCGATTGACGTGGGATGCATGCTCGCAACGTCGAGAAGTGCGACGTCAACGTAGATTCCTGGCTCGGCGTAGACGTATCCGCCCTCACCGACCTCCTCCCCACGATAGGTAGACTTGCCGAAAGCGTACTGATAGCCAGGGAATTGCTCACTGAGATCGGTGTATACGAACTCACTCTGGGGGTTCCTGTTCTTTCCGAAGATTATGTACTGACTGTGCTTGTTGGTCGTGTCGTTAGGAGTCAGACCAGAAAGCTTGGCAAGCATGAGGCGGGCCTGCCAGTCCGCATGGAGGTGGTTGAAGACCTCCTCGGTTGCAATAACATCATTATCGCAATATGCCGCAACTTCCTCCCAACGATCCTCAGGAACGTTCTCGTCCCAAGGAAGCCCGAGCTCCTGGTGATGCAGTCCAAGCTCGATCTCCCACTTCTTGAGGGACATCTTGGTGGCTGCGAAGTCGTACACATCAGTGTAGGACAGGTTGTAAGCCTCGACGAACCCAGCAGTTACGCTGTTCTCGATGATGCGCTTACTCAAGTCGTACAGCTTGGCATTGTTGAAGCCTAGCGTACGAGCATAGAGAATATGGTTGTCATACTTCCGGCAGTTGAAGCCGATCAACCGCATCTCGCAGAGGGCCTCGATCTCCTCAGGGGTGGGGTTAATCATCCGATGCACGGTCGGATTACCCTTCACCTTCCAGTTCACGAGGAACAGGTTCGGGAAGACCTCGCAGTCGAAGAATACCAGCTCGCCGGTGGGGAACCCAACCGACTTCTCCTCGGGATCCTCGTTGGTGAACGGCATCTCCATCACAGCCTTGATTGCCGCCTCGGACTGATGCGTCGAGTTCATGGCGAATGCCAGCACACGAGGCTTCAGATCCTTGACGTCATAGACCATCCCCTGTTCCTGAGCGTCACGGAGAATCTTGGCGATGAAGTCGATCGAGGGCTTGGTCGAGGGATGGATCTCCTTCCGAAGGTTGCGCTCAATAAGCTCCCTGACCTTCTTCTCGTTGGCCATGGTGGTCTTGTTGATCACTTTCTTCTCCTTAAACGGCAGCCCTTCCGAAATATGAGCCACCGGGATGTTGTTGCAGTGGGTGACCTTTCTCCTCAGAGAGGAATCACCTGTGAAGACCTTGATCTCAATGTCTTCGTCGTAGAGCCTAGCCAGTTCGGAAGGGTCTCCGTCGTAGATGTAGTGGAGGTGAACTCCATTGCCACCTTGACTGGTCTCGGCGTAGGTTGGGGGCCATTCTGAGGCAGCCTGAAGGTTTCGATTAAGGTCCTTCCTACCGTCCTGCTTGATATCAAAGTCGATGACGATGTGGTTGTCGGGGACTTTGACATAGTGGACCTCATGAGTATCTATCTCACGAAGAGTGGTTCGAACGTTTGCCCATCGGAACTGCGGAGTCCCATGGTCTCCGGCTCTTTGGGCTGGACAGTCCGCCAGAACGTCGTCGAGAAGGGACTCGGAGTTGTCGAGGGCCAGTGAATATGGCTCCTCTGGAGAAGCCTCGAGTTCGGCAGGATCCAGTAGGTAATCCCGGAAGCCGGAATAGACACTGCGTAGTCTATTGCCGTCATGCTGTACACGTGAATGAAACTCGTCAAAGTAATCTTTGAGTTCTTCACGGAAGATGTATCGGCTCTTCGGGTACGGGATATTACTCTCACTACAGTACTCCTTATACAACTTGTATGCCATAGTGAGACTAACGTACTTCTCTTCCTTGAAGATGAGATAGTTCTCCTCAACAAAGTTGTAGAGCACATTGGTCTTCATCATCATGTCTTGGGGTTTATAAGCATCGTAGTAGTGCTTTCCAAGACTCCTATAAACCCCAAGACAATGATTCGCAATCTTCCCAAGCTCATCACGGATCTGTGTCATCAAGGTCTGGTACTCGTCAGCCCCCACAGTTTGTCCGGTGGGGGAGATATCGATCAGTCGACGAATAATACCAGACTTTGAGTCAGTGATCTTGACAGGCTTGTTGGTACCGATGAAGAGAAGGGCATTAATCCGCTTTGGGTAGCGCTTTACACCCTTCTCGTTGATCAGGATCGTCTCGTGGGCAACAATGCTGTTAAGCAGGCCATTAGTCTCGATGCGAGAGAGGTCTCCGTCTTGATCAATGGCCACGAGCGAACTCTTACCAAGGGTGCTGGTTGCGAACTGATCTGACTTGGATCCAAGAGCTCCTGCATCGAATGTAGTTGTATAGCCTTGGAATAGAAGCTCCAGAATATTGAGGATCGTTGACTTTCCCGATCCAGGGGGACCATATAGGACGGCAAACTTCTGAATCCTCTTAGAGTCTCCAGCCACAATGGAGCCAATGAGCCACTCAAGCTTTCGTCGAGCATCCTCATCATATAGAGTTCCAACGAGAGATCCCCAAGCGACCGGCTCGCCCTCCTCGAGAGAGTATGGTAGCCTTGCAGTGGCATAGTCTTCCTTTCTAGGAGTACTGTCTGCAAATATAAGCTTGCTGTTAAGCTCCTGCCCGTTGTCAGGTAGCCTGGACTTCCAAGTCTGGAAGCTGGTCCATAGTCCAGTGTTGTAGTTGGACATAGTTTTCACAACGGTCTCAATCTGACCTTTGTGGTTCTTCTGGTGCTCGAAGAGGGACCGGTCTACAAACGTAGCGACGTCAAACTCGTCTGTAGACCAGAGCCCCTTCTCCTCATCCCAGATTGCCTGGAAGTCTCGCCCCTGAATGAGAATATCCCTCGACCGTCCGACGAGGAACTCAGGGTAGATTTCCACCTTTCCACTCTTTGTGGTACGCTCGCAGATTCGGTAGAAATCCATGAGTCTCCTTTACAAGTAATGTTCGTTTGCGTAGGCATTCATCTGGGCCCAGAGTTCTGCCTTGCGCATATCGCGTGCGCCATGAAGCGGGATCGCACGAAGAGGGAATATGGATCCGTGTCCCATCTTGGTGTAATCCCGCGAGTTGATCCGCTCGAGAATGGAGTCGACTTCCTCCTCGTGACGGGGGTTGAACAGTACCTCGTCTGTGTAGTCATAGAGGCCGCAGTTCTTCACCATCTCCCAGAAGTACCATTCCAGAGAATATGGCGTATCATCATCCTCGAGCATCATGTCCATACGCTCGGCCAAAGCGATGAACATCTCGAGCATGGAGCAAGACTGCTCGTTAAGCCAGACGTAGGACACATCATTATTCTCTCGAATAAACGCCCTACGTAGGTCAATACCATCCTGTGCACGGTTGATGTCGTTCTGGATCGTCACCCGGAACGGCGTCTGGTGCATGATCTCGAGCAGGCTCATGAAGGACTCCTCGGGACACTCAGCCTTGCGAGTGTCTCCGGTTCGATCCACCAGCCACTCGAAATATGAGTTATCCGGTGCTGCCTCGATCACTGTTAGTCCTCGTAATACTCAACCCCGAGAACTGAGTGCTCGTAGGAATCGTCGAGAAGGGTGATCTCGAAGTCCGCGTGGCGGCTCATGCTTCGGACGTAGATGATGGAATCGGAGGCAGACACACCGCTGATGATGTTGTCGAACCAGGACGTGTCCTGCATAGGAACGCCCCGGTTATCAGCGAATACGTCATCCTCCATGTAGTACGTGAGCTCGACATGCTCCTGATGACCCTTAGCCCGGAACTCCTCTTCGGTGATCTGGTAGGCCTCGAAGTGCTGTCGATCCATCGTACGCTTGGTCACTTCCTCCTGGTCGGAATCTTCCACAGGAGTCGGAGAGTAGTCCATAGCAACGCTCGGTACCACCGGCTCAGGATCGGGTTCGCGATCCTCTGGATCAGCGCCATCTCCCACTCGCTCTTTGTGCTTCGCTTCAGCAATTTCTGCAAGCTCCTTGTTGATCTCGATTGTGGCTTCCTGGAAGTCCTGCTCGAACTTGCGAGCAAGAACGAAATATACGCCAAGGCCGCCAGCGATAGCTCCGGCTGCGAAATATGCGATCTTCTCAAACATGACACCTCAGATCTTGTCGTACATCACGCCGTCGACGTTGAAGTCCAGCGCCCACTTGGTGACGGTACGGCCATTCTTGTCCTCGCCCTCGAAGGTGCCCTCGAAGATGTTGAAGTCGACGAAGTCGTCGCCGTTACCCTTGACCCAGCCAGTCACAGCACCAGCAGGGGTGTGAGGAAAGCCCAACATCTTGTAGACCTCGTTGAGGAAGATGTGACCACGAGTCTGAAGAATATCATTCGCGTACTGCTGCTGGCACTTGAGGTGGAGCATAGCCAGGTCCTCGTCAGCAGACCAGTTGATGTTGTCATCATCGAAGATAACGCCGTAGGGCGAGACTCCGTCTACAGCAGAGATGGCCTCGAGAGTCATCTCGTCCTTGGTGAGGTCCTCGTCAGCGACAGACACGATGGCGTCCAGCACCGCATCCTTACCGAACTTGGACTCGACCTTCTTCTTGTAGGTCTTGAAGGCCTGGTCGACAGCGGCGTACGCTGCAGCGAGAGAGGCGTTGCGCTTCAGCATGATTCCGTGTCCAGTGATCAGGGAAGCAATAGAGGCCGCCCCAAGAATCAGGGCGGGGGCATAAAGCTTCGCAAGCTTGGTAGTCATTCGGGTGTAGAGGATTACCTTGTCCCGAGTGGCGTCCTTATCAGCGAGCTTGCCATCCTCGTGGGCCTCGTGGACCTTGACGAGAAGAGCGGTCTCCTCAGCGAGGGTCTCCTCAACCTTGAGGGTTGCCTTGGAGGCGAGAACTGTGGTCCCGATGAAGCCAACGGTACCGGCAGCGGTCAGAATGGTGGGGGCGTGCTTGCTGAGAACCAGTCCAGCGCGTCCGGCGAGACGGGTAACAATCCCGAGATTCATTTGATACGTCCTGCTTTCTTGAGTCGAAGGTAGATTGCGATTGCCTGGTCGTCTTCCATGCGTTCAACACGGCGACGCCACTTGTCTGAGAACGGGTAGGCGGCGATAAGCTCAAGCCGCACTTGCTGAGGATTCATCGTGCATTGATGTGATCAGGTTTCGGAAGCTGAAGCATGTAGCCACGACGGCTACGGATCACCGACATGTACCGGGCCGAAGTCCAGCCCCAGTTCTCGTCAGTGTATTCGGTAGTGATACCACAGAGATCGTAGAGATCGGCGACGGTGGCAAGACCGTACTCCTCGATGATATCTCCGAGTCGGTCGATAACGAGATAAGCTTCATCTCTGGACTCGAGCTCGATCTCTGAGAAATCATGGTATCGACGTGAACGAGGAGAAGCGTCTCGGCGATTGCCTGGTGCTGAGCCTGGTCGAGAATATGATCCGTACGAGACACGGGACCCCCCGGACGAGCTGCGAGCTCGAGGAGAAGACTCTCCGAAGAGGAGACGTTCGATGCCCTGACTGACCAGATCCGAGAGTGTGTTCTTGATAGCAGGGATAGTAACATCGTAGAGTAGATACTCGCCGACATTGTGGATATCCTCTCCGACGAAAGCTGAAATCGCCTTCGTCCCGAAGTTGGCCTTCTTCTTGGTGACGGTGGCAGTGGTGACCTGCTCAATCTTCTTGCGCTCTGGGAGCTTGCTGTTGGATGGGAGGTTCGGACGGATTGGTGCGTTAGCCAAGGTGGCTCCTTTCGAGGAGGTGGGGGCCCCAGATTTCTCCAGGGCCCCCAAATATGGATCAGAGGTTGTTGAGCTCTGTCTCCTTCAGCTTAGAGTCGAGCTCCTTGTACTTCGGATCCTGCTGGACCTGCTTCATGATCTTCTCAGGCAGGATACCGTTGTAGAACTCACGGACGAGAGCCGGGTTGTCCATGAGCTGGTCGAAGAGCTCCTCGTACTCCGGCGAGTTGAGGAAGGACTCCTTGATCTGCTCAGACTTGATGAATCGCTCGCCCTGGCGCTCACCGTACGAGGTACCGATGAGGTCGTCGAAGAACTTCATCATAGTGTACAGGTCCTCGTTATCGATCGCAGCCTGGAGCCACTTCTCGAAGTTGGTGACGTTGTCGTACCGCTTGATGAAGTCGAACATCTCACGGCGAGACATGTGGAAGTAGAGCTTCTTGGTGGTGGGCTCGTCGTCGAAGATACCACGGACGCGGATGATGTGAGAGAACATGTATGATTTCCTTTCAGTTGATCTTGAAGTAGTTTTCCTTGGGAGAAACAAGGAAGTCGACAGTGAGGACAGGCTCGCCCTTCTCCGTCAGTTGGGAACCGAACTCCACAGAGAGAGAATTCGGCTCGGACCAGCCTACAAGCTCTCCAGCCGCGATGGGAGGAATCCCGAGGCCATTGTAGAACTCATTGAGAGAGGCATAACACTCGAGATTGAGCTGCCCGTTGATGTTGTTCTCGACTCGACGAATTGTTTCAATGTCGGACTTGAAATATCGTCCCGAGAATACATCATAGCAGAGGACGTCTCCGGAGGAAGCGACCAGAACGGATCCGGACACAGGTTTGCCAGCATCTTGAACCGATTTCTCTGCAACGCGGGCCTTAACCTTCTCCAGGTCCTTCGGCTTAACCACGTCCGCCACCGCTTCTCGATATCGCTTAAACGCCGCCTCCGAACCTGTGTAAGCCAGTGCGAACGCCGCTCCACGAGAGTACTGAATACGATTCGCCGCGATGATCGATACCAGAGTGCATACGCCTGCGATGGCCGGGGGAATATATACTCGATATGATACTGCGAACTTCTCCTTCCAAGAGAGGTCCTCGGGTGAGCGAAGATTGGCTTCGCAGTAGTCTGCGATCTTCTCAACTGCGAGCGTAGTAGACTTCGCCGTGAGTACGGCCGTAGCAACGGTCCCGACGCATGCCGAGGCCGTGAGAATAGCCGGAGCGTTAGCCTTGAAGAATTGCGTAACACCGTTCGCATTGATCACTGGTTCTCCTTCTCGTGGTAAGCACGGATCTCCATCCGAATCAGAGACTCGATGTCCTTACGCGTCATTCCAGAATATGTACCCTCAATCCGCTCTCGTCGAGCCTTGAGATATGTTCCGATCATATCCATAATCTGAACCCATGCGCAGAAGGCAGTAAGGGCTCCGAGAATATAAAGAGTGTACCATATGATGCTCACTTGTGCTTCCTTTCAACTCGCTTGAGACGGGGCTTCAGTTTGTAGTTCTGCGGATTGTTGATACAAGAGAGAATATAGTCCGGAGTAAACTCCCAAACCCCGTTCTCACTTGGGAACTTGCGGAAGTCGATCGAGTCGGCTGCCATTCGGCGCAGATACTCCCGTCTGTCGTCTCCTCGTGAATATGCGCGAGCTTCTGCGGTTGCTCCATCAACACCGAGGTAGAGTATGGACAGAGCGTCTCCAACGATGACGTCGGAGTGTCGTGCAAGGAGTTCCATGACTCCCCCGACGGTGAGGATGACAACTCGATTAGGCCGGTCGTTCCGTCGGGCAATCTCGTCACGCGGAACTCCGTATCGCCAGTTTCGGAAGACCTCACTACAGATAAGATCTCCTCGTCCTTCCCACTCTGCAAAGGCAGAATCCTTGATGAAGTAGTAGGAAGAAGGGTCCTCTCCCATACGCTTAGGTCTGGTCGTTGCAGTGCGGACTGCATGATATCCCTCATTCTCAACCAGCTCCTTCTGGAATGTAGACTTACCTGAACAACTTGGACCGAGAAGTACGACTAGCATATCACTCCGCCGAGATTGTGTAGAGGATGACTGTCATTGCACAGAGTAGGAACCCGATCGCCGTGACAACCAGCTTGGCGAAGAAGGCGATGGACGTAAGCCAAACCATCCAGGTGGCAAAGCTGATGGCTCCGAAGACGATCAGGAAGATGAGACTGATCAGGATGTAGTAGATCGGTGGTTCCTCGAACATGTGTGCTCCTTTCTCGAGGAAAAGCCTATACCCCAAGTCGGGGTATAGTGCTGAATTACCAGCGGTTGATCTTACGATCACGGCGCGCGATGAAACGCTGCTGAACACCAACAACGTGCTTCATCCGGGAGTTCGCACCCCTGCCAATAAAGCAGGAGGCGAGAACGATTCCGAGGATGAAAACAGCGCTCTTGATGACAGAAACGATGATGCGGGTCATGAGTGGTCCTTTCAAACGGAGGGGTTTCAATATAGGACCAGTTTTTCTCGCGGACTTACCGACGAGGGATCTTGAAGTAGATGAGCCAGAGGAGAATATAGATGGAGAGAAACATTGCGGCGTTCATAGTAATCCTTTCTCGAGAAAAGCCTATATCCCAAGTCGGGATATAGGATGAGGTCTCAGTCGGTCTCTTCAGAGGCTTCGATCTCGTCGATTTCATCGAGGTCATCGTGCTCAAGCTCTTCAGGCTCGTCCGTGTCCGGAACCGAGCGGAACGCCATGAGGGTGAGTGCGGTACCGGCTGCAAATACAGCGGCGCCAGCAATCAACTTCTTGGAGTTGCGCTTGATAGCGGGCAGGACGGCGTCCTTGTTGAACTTGAACTCGACGATCTTCTCGTTGGTCTCAACGGAGGTGTCGGTGGTCTCAGTCATGAGGGGTTCCTTTCAAATCAGAGGGGTCTCATATAAGGCATGGTTTTTCTCGCGGAAAACCTATATCCCAGGTTCGGGATATAGGTGTGGGATCAGTGGATGTTGGCGAGAGCCTGTTCCACCATCGCGTTCCACTCGTCGTCAGTCATCGTCTCAGCACGCAACTTCGCGTTCTCGTTCTCGAGCTTCCACACACGATTCCTAAGGGTGTAGGATGTGTGCTTCTGCTCTTCGTGAGCAACGGCAAAGAAGATGCTGAGGATGGTAACGAGGATAAGGGCGATGTAGAGCATGGTCTTTCCTTTCGTAGGATCTTCGTTATACACCCGGTTTTCCCCGCGAAAGCCTATATCCCAGGTTCGGGATATAGGTGAAGGTCAATTCTTCAGGTTGTAGATTTCCTTCTCAGCGTCGTGGAGTGCGTCCAGAAGAGCGCAGATCTCGCTGTTGTTCTTGGTGAGCTCGGTCTCCAGTTTATTGCTGTCTCGCTCAGCGGCGAGGTACAAGAACTGGGCCATGAGCCACAGAGCCAGGAGAACCGCGTTCGAAATGGAGAGCGCGATAACGGCAGTGAGCATGGGTGTGTCCTTTCAGAGTAGGGTCTTCAATACACACCAAGTTATCCTTGCGAAAAAAAGATAAGCCTAGATCCCATGGCGGGATCTTTGGCTGGAAGGTGGTAGGATCAGAAGTTCCAGGTCTTCTTCTTGCCAACCATCTCGGCGGCGATCAGCACGAGGCCGATAACGACGAAGGGGGCGATGACAAGAGCGAGGAGGGTGGTCATTGTGGTTCCTTTCTAAGGGTCTTCAATATACAGCGTGTTAATTCTGCGACTCCTGTGACTGGTGTGACTAAGCAAAAAAGATAAGCCTAGATCCCATGGCGGGATCTAGAACTGTGTCAGAGGTAGTAGTGGTCGTACTGCTCAGAGCTCAGTCCAGTAGCAGCAAGCTCCTCGGCGTAGTCGAGGGCGGCCTGTGCAGCGGCGGGAGAGAGGTTCATGAGAGTGTCCTTTCTATGACGGGTTTCAATATAGAGCCCGTTTTCTACGCGAAAAAAAAAGATAAGCCAAGCCCCCCATGCGTATAGCACAGGGGGCCTGACGAATCTCAGAAGGGTTTAACCTTCATGATCAAACCGAACGCCTTCGAACTGACGACTGCGAGTCGCTCGTACTGGAGGACGGCTACGATTCCTGCCATGGAGGTGACTGCACCGAGAATTGCGTCTTTGCTGAGCTTCTTGCTCTCGCCAAGGGCTTTGGCTTTTGCAAGAGTCTCGACATTTCGAGCAATTGTGGTGTAGTCCTCACTAGAGGGATCGTGAAGCTCGGCCTCCTTCAGAGCAGCTTCAATTGTCTGCTGAATGGGGTCAGGGTTCTTCATGGATGGGCTCCTTTCTAGGGGTTCATTATACCGCAGGTTTTTCTCGCTTAGACCTGCTTGACGTCCAGAGTCACCTTCCCGTTCCGGAGCATCTCAGCGACGCCCTGGTCGAATGTGGCGTGGATCCCCTGGTCCTCAGACACATGGAGAGCGCCGGAGGGCTGGGTACCCTGGTACTTGGTGGAGCTCACGCCGAGAAGCACACCCAGGAAGGTGTCGATCGCGGCAATAGTGCCTGCGACCTCAGTCGGGTGAGGCAGGTGCCACAGAGCCGCCAGCGTGAGATAGAGCGCAGAGGTAGCCGGAAGGGCGACCAGCGCAACCCACTTGAGGATATCGTAGGACTTGTTGTTCAACTTGCTCTCCTGAAGGTGCTTAGCCATTGGTTTTCCTCTTTGCCGGGGGTCTAGGGGTGGGGACTACGGGAAGATTCTTGACCTCGTTCACGATCTTCTCAGCAAGCCCATTCCCCCCGAACTCGGAATATGGCTCTACGAGATACTTCATGAAGTCCTCATACTCGTCGAGGGTGAGAAATCCTCGATGAAGATATGTCTTCCCGACATATACAATCCGGTCATGGGCCATTCCGAGCAGAAGCCTTGAAGTGGCGGACTTCCGCTCACTGCGCTTCATGATCCAAGCCCACATCCCGGAAGATCCCAGTACTGACAAGAATATCGCAAGAACAATATCAAGCAGAGGGTTGAATCCGAAGTGCTGCATGCTAACCGATCGCTAGATAGGGACGAACCCCGAAGGAGTAGTTCAGCGGGGCGTGGGAGAACTGGCCAGTGGACTTCATATAGACCGCGGTCTGAGCCGAAGCACGCTCACGAAGCCAGTACTCCTCCTCGATGTTAACAAGGGCGGGGTTGAGCCGGAAGGCGGGGAACTGGTTGTGGTGGATACCACGAGATAGCGAGTCGTCGAAGATGGATGACCCCCAGAGCATGGCCTCATCCATGATGTTGATGTGCGGGTTGTACCACCTCCATTCCCTGACGGAACCATTCCCGTCGTACCCTGTAGCCACTCGAGTCCATACACCGACCATGTTAGAACGGTTGAACAGGGACTCAGCCATGCGGCTCGCCTTAGTCATAGTAGACTGGTTCAGAGTCGAGTCTACATAGGAACGCTGGTCCGGGATCGTGGTTGACCATGCGTCTCGGAAGAGGGAGCGGTCAGGGACTACCACAATATGGTTCTGTCGGAACGGGGGCTCACCGATATTAATGAAGTAGTTGAACGCCACGATACGCCAGGTGATACCTGAATAGGTCCAGTAGTCCCCGAGATAGAGCCCAGAGAAGGATCCGCTTCGAATCGCCTGGAGATATGGAGTGACGTTGCTACCCAGTGAGGCGCCTCGGTAGATGGAGTTGTGCACACCAACGTTCGAGTCATTCAGCATCCCATAGACAGAGCCCGAGTTGCTGAACTTCTCGTTGATCTTGGTGATGTTGAGCTCAGTACCAGCGACACGTCCTTCAACAGCCTGGAGTCGCTCGTTCTGATTTCGGTCACTCACCTTGAGGTTGGCGACGTCGGTAGAGGTGTTGCCCCCAGCATTAGCCAGGGCATCTCGGACGGATTCGAACCAGGTGTTGAACTCGCCCTGCAGCTTGGCCTGGAGAGCATCCAGGTTGATATTCTGCAGAGGCCCGCTCACGTAAGGAGTCCGAGCACTACCCACGAGGCTGATGATGTTCTCGGCCGTTATCTGTCGAGAGTTCTTGATAACCTTGATCTGCGCCAGGGCGAAGGTCTGTCGGTCACCATTGTCGTCCACTGAAGGAACCGTTGGTGTAACTGCAGGGGTTCCCTGGATAACCTTGATCTTCGCGCCGCGGATAGCCTTGGATCGGTCAACCTCGACACATACGAGGTCGATACGGTCCAGAGTTGCGTGAGAACCAGTCAGAGTAACCGTCTCATCACCTGAGTTCTCGACCCATCGGTTGTTCAGCCAGGCCTTGCCAGAGCCAACATAGACGGACATTCCATTGTTGGTGGGTCGAACACGGAACTTGTCCCCCACGTTCGGAAATACCCCCGGAGCAATAATGCCGTCGAACAGTGAGCCAAACTGGTCAGCATCGTATGTCCGGTCGCCATTCACGGAGTTGTAGAAACCACTAGTAATGGCCATATGCTAATCCCTTTCTCGAGGAACGATGACCTCACCTGGTCCATTGCGAGTGAAGTCGATACGGAAGCCGTCGCCATTCCACTTGGTGCGAGACGACATAGAGATGGAAGGAACCTGAGAGAACCCATCAGCCGACCAGGATTCAGTCATTTCTGTGAGTTGGCACTCGATTGGAACTGGGTTGCTTCCTGACGGGACGTAGTAGAAAATATCGCCTACATCGAAGCCGTCGCGGTACTGAACATTCGAGAAGTTGTTGATCTTACCCGAGATCATCTTGAGTGGGGTATACTTCGGGAACATGGCGTCAAGAACCCAGAAGGGATACCACACCTCGGTCAGAGAGGAGATATGCTTCTTCTGAAGCGGCGTAAGCGCCTTCCAGTCCTTGACGGAATATGGCTTGTGAACCTGAGTGTTATCCCACAAGACCTCTCGTCTAGTGATCGGGTTCTCGGATCGAAGTGTATGTGCCCGGGTATGCGTAGTTCCATCAGCAACCCAGTTAAGGTCTACGTCGCCAGTGTCAAAGATCTCGTAGATCGTACTCTTCTTGTCCACGATCGAATCGACTGACTCAAAGTCCGAGAAGTTGTCATTCTCCTGTGCGAGAGTGATCGTGTTGATCAGCCGAGGAGCAGTGATGTAACAATGGATGCCGCCGTTCTCGAGCTTGATCTTGTAGAAGAGCGAGTACCCGTTTGGCTTGCATGCGGAGATTACATTCTTGAACATGTCCGCAATTGGCGCACGATCGTAGATGATCCACTTACCGTCCTGGATCTTCTGGCCGGTGTCATTGACATAGGCCATCTGAGACACACGGGTATTTCTGTGGAAGTTGAAGTTGCCAATCCGTCGCTCAGGCTTTGCATCCTTACCGAGGTTGCTGTGCGCAACATCCTCAGCCATAGCCTGAGCATTGAACTGGCCATTTGCATCCGGTTCAATCCATCGTCTGTGTGGAAGGATTCGCCACTCCATCATCGACTCAAGAGATCGACCGGTATACTTGTGGAGGTAGACGCCGTCATCCTCCTGCTTCACCGTAGCGGTCTCAATGACCATAACGGTATCCGTGTCGTCTCGGATGAACAGGTTCCCAAGGCTATACTCATACCCCGGCTGATCCGAGTAGAGCTGGAGCTCGAACTGACCATAGTCGTATGCCCGCTCAGTCCAGTTAAGCGAGTAGAAGTTATTCGGAACCTCGATAAGGGTTTCGTAATTATGGAGGAACGCGAAGAACAGCTGCATCAGATCCCCCTGTAGAGAGTGTCGTATTCCATAGAGACGCTAACGTCGTCAACGCCCCCAGCATACTGCAGGGCGATTGTGTTGATGCCTGGATGCATCTGAATCCAGGTACTCCCCGGAGCCAGAACACCCGTAATGAAGGACTTCCTACCTCGAGCCTGGTGGGTGATAGACTTCTTACCTGGCCGAGTGTCGATTACGATACTCTCGCCTTGGTAGAAGTTCCCGGCTCGAGAGATAGACATAGTCTCATTGTAGGTGACATTCGAGACAATGAGGTTACTTACAGTTCCGGAGAACTCAACGGTGATAGTCGCACCAGCAGGGTAGTCACCAAGATAGCGGATGTCCTTACCAGAAGAGTTGGTCATGTCACCGAACTTGAGCTTGTGGTTGGGCTCGGAGAAGAACGGGAACTCGAAGGAAGGCGTGTTGTCGTTGAAGCCCACGACCTTCTGAATCTGAGTAGCGGAGGACTTCCAGTATGGGTCCAGCCCGAGAAGTGAGACCTGGATCTCCTGCCGCTCAGAGAAGATGTTCGGCTCGACGGACTCGACGATGAAGTCGGAGTGCACGTTAAGCCAGTCGGTAGTCACACCGAGAGTGATGGTCTCTCCGACTCCGAAGTAGGAGTAGCACTTGAGTCGGAGTTCCTGAATGTCGGTCCCCCAGGGGATCAGAGTCAGTACCACAGTACGAGTACCAACCCTGACCCCCTTGAGGAATGCTCCGTCCAGCAAGGCATATCGGTCAGTGCTGATGTCTGCCTTTACTGGCCCCAGACCAGTAATCTCCTTGATCGCGACCCCCGACGAGTAGGGGTCTGTGATATCGATTGCAAGTCGATCCCCCGACTTGGTCGTGGACGAGATCTCTGAGATCATAGTGTCAACTTGTCCTTTGCCATAGCAAGCTGAGTGTGGGTCTGGCGATAGATAGTCGCCGCATCCAGCGCCTCAGGCGAGTTGTTGGTCTGGTTGAATGTGATGTTTGTAACACCATTTTGACTATTCTTGTCCGAATTGTCAACTGCGATCGGAGCAGGAGGTCGAGCAGCATTAGCTGCCTGAGCTGTGACTCCGATGGCGGGCATGAAGTTGTTGATGCCCTTAGCCTGCTTCTGCATCTCGGTGAGGTCCAGAATAGGCTTGATTTCCGGCTTGAAGGATGGGTCGTCCTCGATGAGTTCGTTTACTCCGTCGAGCGCCTTTGACATAGCGTCGTAAGCTGCGCCAGCCATACTACCGCCGGCATCAGCAACACGATCACCAGTATCCTCGATACCTATAGCAAGACCCTCACCGACATATCCTCCAAGTTCCATCATCAGTCGAGAAGGAGAGTGGATCTTGAAGTAGCTCTTGACCTTGTTGTAGCCTTTCTTGGCTACGTTCAGCATAGACTCACCGAAGCTCCAGGCCTTGGATGCGAGACCGTTGGTCATACCGTCGACAATAGCCCAAGCAATCTCTCGACCAACCTTGTTGAAACGAGGAGCGTACTTGTTAATAGCATCGCGAACACCTTCAAGAAGCTTGAGGACCGTCCACATACCCTTGTCAATGATCTTCGGACCATTCCTAGCAATTCCATCAAGGAAGTTGAGGATGACGTTGGTGGCAGCGTTAATGACCTTGCCGATGTTGTCAGCAATTCCGTTCAGGAAGTTTGCCAGGATCGTGGCGCCCTTTTCGCCGAACTCGTAGGCATGGTTGGCCAGCTCAGTGAGCATCGCCTGGATCAGGATGAACAACGTTGCGACAATGCCAGGGATGTTGGCATTAATGGCATAGATGATCGCTCCAAGCAATGCTGCCATGGCCACCGCCAGCTCAGGGGCCTTTGCTCCTAGTGTGATGATGAAGTTGGCAATAGCTGTGGCCACATCGATCGCCACCTGGGGCAGAATCGCCGCAAGCTGCTTCAGCCCCTCGGTCAAGACCAGGAATGCCGCTGCACCAGTGGTAGCACAGATACCCAGTACCGCAGCAAAGGCTGCCATACCAATTGAGATTGGGAGTAGGGCTAGTCCTAGTGCGAGTAGTGCAGCAGTAAGAATAATCATACCTACCGCGAAGTACTGCGCACCAGCTGCCGCAGCAACAAGGATCAGCATACCACCAGCAAGAGCAATAAGCCCAATAGCGAGCTGGCTCCAGGTGATACCAGACAGAGTCTTCATTGCTGAGGCCAGGGCTAGGAATGCGATAGAGGCGATACCCAGAGCGATGCCGCCTTCCTTGAAAGCGTCTGCCGCAGCCATCGAGATCGCCAGAACAGCGAGACCAGCCGCGAGAGCTATAAGTCCCTTAGCTAGCGTCATGATATCCATGTTGCCGAGAATGGCTACCGCACCGGTTAAGACAATAACCGCTGCAGACATAGCGATGATTGCAGCCGCTCCGCGGGCATTAGCTCTGCCTGCAATTGCCATTGCAATCGACAGCTCGGCAATGATAACGCCAAGGGCAATTACGCCCTGGAGAAGCTTTCCGGTATCCATCGTCCCAAGCATCCAGATAGCCGCCACAAGGATGTTACAAGAGACAGCCAGCGATAGAAGAATCGCAGCGCCCTTACCCATGAAGGGATCCTTACTAACGACCATCATGAACCCAGACAGAATCGCCACAACCGCAGCGAGGGTTACGACCCCCTGGATAGCCTTACCGGTATCCATGGATCCAAGCGTGTATACTGCTAGAGACAGAATAACACAGGATGCGGCAAGAGCAAGAAGAATTCCAGCGCCCTTCTCGACCCCCTTGGTGGCAGCCATCTTGGTCATGAACTCCTGCATGGTCATCATCAGGATCTTCATAGCAGCAAGACCGACCACGGCGCCCTTGAGGTCCATTCCGGCAAGAATTCTGACCGCTGTCGCCATCAAGATCATGGCTGCGCCCATAGCGATGAGCATAGCCACAATACGAACGCTGTCATTCTTGAAGGCCACCATCTTAGTCATGGACTCAAGCATGTCATCCATCATCTTGAATAGGAACTTCAAGACCGCAAGAGTGACTAGTAGCTTTGGCGCAGGGACCAGAGACATCAGGATCAGCGCACCCGCAAGAACTCCGAGGGCAATAGCGATCGTTAGGAGAGCCTTAGCCTTGACCTTCTGCTCGAATGCCTCGAGGACTCCGCCGAGCTTATCGAAGACGTTACCGAGCTTGTCAGCAACATTTCCGATCTTGTCAAAGTTCTCCTTAAAGGAGTTGATCCATCGAGTAAAGGCGATAAGCACTCCTCCGCCAATGGCCCCGACAAGGATCTTGCCCATGTCATAAGACTTGAGGTTGGAGTTCGCTTGACTCATCGCGGTACCGATAGAGCCGAATGCGTTCTTTGCGCCCTCCTTCACCTTGGGGGCGAAGGTGTTAACGACAAAGTCCTTGAACTCGACGAACTTCTGCTTGATAGTGTCGAAGAGTTCCGGAAGGTGTACGGCTTGAGCGACCTGCTTAATGTCCTCAAACCACTTCTTGAGGAAGTTCTCCTTAGCGGCCTGACCTGTCTCCTTAGCAGCCTGGGCTGCGGCAGTACCTACCTCAGATACGGCACCCGCTGCCTCCTTAGCCTTAGCCTTGACCTCACCGTGACCGTTAACCCAGTCGCGGAATGAGACCGCTACTTCCTTGACCTTACCGCCGACGTCAGTGAACGCCTTACCTAGCTTATCCCAAACGGCACTATTTTGAACCGTGTTCCACGTATCGACAAGGGCATCTCGCAGCTCAATGAGTTTCTCTTTGAGCCACTGGACCTTCTCAGAGATCTTGAGCTTCTGACCGAGTTCATCGAACTTGGTTCCCAGAGAAGCGACAATTGCCTCAGCCGAAGACATGTCTCCTAGGTTGAAGCCCTGGAAGTAGTCGGACAAAGCGGCTTTGCCGGAAACCAGCTTAGCCTTTAACTTGTCTCCGACGCTTCCTGCGAACTCATTGATCTTGGACTTGGCCTTGTCTACTCCGCTGTGGATGGAATCCATCGCGGCAGAGAACTCTCGACCGATAACCGAGTTCTTAAGAGCGTCCTTGACGAGTCCGAACTTCGAAGCAAGGTTCTTAAGCCCCTCTCCGGCACCCTTGACCTTTCCTGTGAAGTCGATCCACATAATGAAGTCATGGATCTTGTCTGAAACCCACTTGATTGCCTTACCGACTAGGTCAATCGGAGGTAGGAGCAGCTTGAGTATCTTTCCGCCAAGGTCTAGCTTGGTGAACCACTGGTCAAACCAGTAGATCGCCTTGCCAATTACCTTCGTAATCTGGAATACGCCAGAGTTGATCCCTGTGAACGCTGGGAATAGTGCGCTGATAATGTGTGAGGCGACCGTGAAGATGACTTGAGCTACCTCGCCGAGGATGGTGGCGAAGATATGGAAGATCGAGAAGACCCCTGTGAACGTCCACTCAAGCTTCTCGGCAAAGTTGTTCGTGATGATGAGCTTAGACGTGAAGTTCTCAAACGCCTTGGTGATACGGACTAGGCCTTCTGCCGTGGCATTCATGAATACCCGACGGAAGGCTGTTCCGATCTGTCCGAGAACCTTGACGATTGCCCCGAAGATATTTGCCAGACCCTGAACGAGGGCGGTGCGTCCGCCAAGGTCCTTCCACATCTGGAGGAACCCATTTCGAGCATCGGCGCTAGACTTAATTACCCCACCCAGCCAATCACCAATAGAGGTGAAAAGGACTGACGCCTCTTCGAAGTCACCAAATAGGATCTCGAACGTCTCGGCCCATCCAGAGCCGATAGCTTCCTTAGTGGTGTCGACTAGCTGACTAAACGTTCGAATCTTGGTGGCGGCGTCGAAGGCACCCTGAGCAAACTGCTTAAGTTTATGCGCCTGATCCTCAGAGTAACCCATCTCAACGAGCTGAGCCTCAGAGAGGTCATTCGTTAGGGCAGTAAGGGTGGTCGTCATGACCTGAGCAGTAAGCCAGTCTTCCTTGAGAGACTCTCGGAAGTTACCGTCCTTAGCAATAGCCTCATCGTAGCCAGTACCCATCATTCGGGAGGTCTCGATAAGGGCATTCCTGAATGACTCTCCACCCATACCTGCCTGGACCAGTGAGTTCCAGTCCTGAAGGTGGACTGCGCCAGCCGCGATAGCCTGAGAAAGCTGAGTGTATGCCGTAGCTGTCTGCTGGGCAGTTGAACCTGAGGCCGCTGCGAGGTTAGACAGACCCTTAATTGATGCCACGGATGTCTGAAGATCGACACCAGCCGCGGTGAACAGACCAATGGCGTGAGTCATGTCGCTGAAACTGTATACCGTCTTATCAGCGTAGGTGTTCAGCTCGGCCAGGGAGGTCTTAACTTCGCCGAGGGTAGTCCCCTTCTCGACTGTATTGGCCATAATGGTCTGAATTGCTCTCATTTTGAGCTCATACTCATTAAAGCCGTCTTTAATGGTTCCGATGAAACCAGAGACAATGCTTCGACCAGCATTAAGAGCCGCGACACCAATTCCACCGAATGCGGTGACGGCAAGACCCTGCATGACGGTCATGTTCTTGCCGATATCGAGGGCCTTCGTGGCCAGATCGCCTAGAGTCGTATTCTTAGCTATCTCGCCAATTCGAGAAAGACCGTCTGCAGCCCCCTGCATCTTCAAGGATTCCTTGAGACGGTCCATGCTGGACGCGGATTCCTTGATCGCGGAAAGGAACTGTTTATTATTCATCTTGAGCGAGACTACCCGCTCGTCAATAGTTGCCACTACTTAGTGACCTCCTTCCAGGCCTTCTTCGCTATCTTGTCGAATACGGGCCTGATAGCGGGGTTGATGTAGTCTCGGCCGACGACATACCCGCCATTGCGAGTACCGTGACCATATTGCAAGATGACGGCGATGTTCACGCCGTTGTTCACATGTGAGTTTGTCCAGGTGATCTTCCAGTTTTCGCCGGTTCTCGTGACTTCGTAGTTCCAACTAGCTGCCGTCTCACCCGACCTGGAGGGGGTCGCCGCCTTTAGAGCAGAAACCCCCTCCTTGCCGAACTGATTCATGATCAGAGCCAGGTCTAACTTCGTCATTCTGTCAAACCAATTCCTGGTGAGTTTCCAGTCTCCCTGGCTCTCGATCGTAATCATGATTCTCCTAGACTAGAGATTCGGAGTAGATGTTGGCCACTCCGGAGACCATGCATCCGACGGCACCCTTAGCTAGAGCATCGTCATAAGCCTGCCTTGTTGGGCAGATGTGACCCCATACAGGTTTACCTAGGGCGGTGGTTCGTCGCCAAACCTCATCGCTGGCTTCCCAGGACATACCGATGTAGTCCCAGGGCTTGTTCCACTCGTTGATCCGACCGTCGGTAACCTGATCCGGGTAGGAGTACCCCCAGCACTTCCATCCATCCGCCTTCCACTGATTAGCCAGCCATCCGGCATCGATAGAGAACTTCCAAATGATTCGCCCTTGGGCATCAGAAGGGAAGAACTTCTTCAGCTCCTCCCACTGAACCGCGGAATACTTAGGATCGAGTACTGTAATGTGACTCGAGCCATATGCTGCGAAGTACTCCTCAACCGTCATGAAGGGCTCGCCCATAGTGGTGAACTTCTGGATCTCCGCCCATGTCATCTCGGTGACGGGGGTATCTGGAGCCGTCTTATCCACACGCTGGAGGGTGCGATCGTGGTTCAGGAACCAGACTCCATCCTTCGTCTTCTGACATGAGACCTCCAAAGCCCCTGCTCCGAACATAACCGCGTTTGTGTACGCCCGGATCGAGGCCTCAGGCCAGCTGACAGATCCTCCTCTGTGGGCGATCAGGAAGCCGCGAGTGTCCATCATGGTGTGTATATCGGAGTATCCTCTTGGTACGGCACGCATGGTAGACGGTTGTAGTTCTCCATTCCAGTATACAAATACCGGGTTGGAACTTCCAGAATCGGTAATCTCTATACCCGGAACAACTACGGCTGGAGGTTCTGGATTCTCTTCCTCAAGTTCTACCCAAGCATAAGCCTTAGCGCCATACGAGTCCTTCACCGAAGAAGCTAGTGCCCCGATGGTCATCGACCACGAGGATCCTCGGTTACGCTTACCGCCTCTAGCGATTGGGTTGGTACCTGGGGGATACCATACTGGTTCGTCTCGAGAAGATGGTGCGTGATATTGTACGGCTACTAGATTTTTCTTAGTCTTATCTAGAGCAGGAATACCTGGTTGCCAGGTGTGTATCTTATAGTTGGATACCCCGCCGATCGAGAATAAGACGAAGTTCTCTCTAGCATTGGTGGCGACATCACTATTGAACTTGAAGTCGCCATCAAGATCAGCTTTTGTAGCCCGTTTTACAGCTACATACCCAGATCGCCCACCGGCGTCACGGTTGTATTGGAAATCCCAGCCAGCAGGAGGTCTGGCTTTGGTGTCTCCAAACTGTGAAGCATAGAATACAACTATAAGGTCGCCGATCTCAGCACCGGTACTTCGTAGCGAAGTAGTACCAAAACCATTAGCCTCAGATCCGCTACCAGTAGCTAAATGGACATGCAATCCTGGCTTAGGTGTCTCATAGACGTTGAAGTTATGGATAGTAATGTCTTGAGCCGTACCCGGAACCGCAATGGATGGTGTCCACATTGGATAGGCGTTATTTGGAAGTTCAAAGTCGAACTTGATCGCCGCATTAGTACCGCCCCGGATATTCCAGGTAGTAATGAAGTCCTGCTTGCCGGTGGTCTTCTTTCCCGCCTCGAACCAGTTAGCTCGCATGGCGATCTGAGTGTCTTTATCCGCTGAGTATGTGATCTCAGCAGTCCACTTTCGATCACCGACGGTGTAGGCAGAAGACTCGAATGGGGTTGAGCTGGATCCCTTTCGGATCAGTCGACCATCCCCTACTCGAGCACCGTTACCTCCCCACCAGGCTCCAATTACTGGGAATACGCTAGTCATTACTTGGCCCGCCTAACAATCACCGTCCCAGACGGAGTTCCAGCAGGCACCGGATCATCAGGTCCGAGGACAATCATCTTTGGGATATCCGGAATCTTGAGATTGTCGACCTTCAGCTTGAGCTTCAGGTACCCCTTGAGCCACGGAATGATCAGCTCACGGATATCGGCGCCCGGAGGGTTCTCATACGGGTTCCCCACTGGGTGCCACTGACCACCATTTTGAGGATCCTCAACAAGGAAGCCATCAGTGACATAGAGGTGGCTGATCGCGAGGTTGTCCGCCTTGTCGAAGACCTTCTGGTAGTTCTCAGAAGTGACAGAGTGCACCACTGCCCACCATCGAGTAGACGGATAGGCCTTCATATGGTCAGGAAGGATAGGCGAAGTCGGATCCTCCTCGAGGAACTTCGCAGCTGTCCCCTCAAACATCATACAGACGTCAAAGTCGAGGTCGCATACCGCCTGCGAGATGTTGGATCCTGTGTTGATCGCAATCACGAAGTCGATACCATTCTCACGGCGGATCGTATCGATTAGATCCTTATACCACGGAAGTCGATCCTTCCGAGCATCCCAGCCGTTGATGACTTCATCGAGGAAGACGCCCTGAACCAGGTCGCCATACCAATGCTTAGCGCGCTTCAGCTGCTCAAGGATATATTCTTTGGTGAACTTGGAGGCATTAGGAATACCTCGGTTCTCCTCGGAATCGGGATTGATCGCGGCTCCATACTGAGTCTTGATGTAGAACAGGACCTTCTTAGCCCCAGCACCGAGAGCGAGCTCACCCTGCTTCTGGAAGTCTACCTCCTGCGCCTCCCAGTCGCCGCTGTTTCGGTTAAGGATGACGTATCCTAGGTTATCCCGGAACTTCAGAGTCTGAGCCCACTTGGAGAACTGCCCGGGCTTTCCGTCCTGATAGTAGTCAGGCCAGTAGTATGTTACCGGAGAGTAGTATCGAGCACCATTCTGGAATGGGTTGGTCTGGCGGAGTGCGTCTTCGACATCAGCCTTCTCGCCGTAGGTCCTGGCTGCCTCGTCCTTGGTGAGATACTTGTCAAGCTGAGGGGTGATCGCATCCTGACCGGCCGGGCCACGCTCTCCAGCAGGTCCGGGAGGACCCTGCGGTCCAGGAGGGCCAGCGGGTCCAACTGCACCATTATCACCCTTGGGTCCGGGTTGACCATTTGCCCCGGCGGGACCAGCAGGTCCGGTAGGGCCCGGAAGACCATTGTCACCTTTAGGTCCAGGAGGGCCAACAGGACCCCTAGGGCCTTCTGGGCCAGGTACCGGGGTTCCTCCAGCTCCACCGCCAGCAGGTCCAGGGGGACCCTGAAGACCCCGAGGACCTTCTGGTCCGGCAGGTCCGCGTTCACCAGCGTCACCCTTAGGTCCGGGAGGACCTGGGTCACCCTTGGGTCCGGTTAGTCCCTGTGGGCCACGAGGACCAGGTGCGCCAGCTCCGCCGCCCCCTCCACCAAATGGGAGAGGGGAAACCTCAGCAGTAGGTTCGGCACTCATGATGTCGATCGACCCGCCCTGCGTAAGCTCAACGTGCTTGACAAGGTCGCACTCCGGGGAGTCGACATAGACGGTGTGGGTCCAGGAACCGGATGGGCTAACCCCGGCACCTGGCGCCAGCACCTCGACATTGACAGCACCAGCTTGGTCTGTTCGAACCACATGCTCGCGCATAGATACTGAGGCCCCGTCAACGGTAGCCGTAGCACCCTTTACGTCAGGAATGATTCGGACAGTAGCCCGACCATTCTCTCCTCCGGGAATTGTTCCCGTTAAAGTACAGTATGGCGCTGCCATTTTGAGCCTCCTACGGCTGTTCGGCCCTGTCGAGCAGGGCGTTCACCTTTGTGTTTGTCTCGGCGCCGTAGACGCCGTCAACCTCTGCGCCGACTGCAGCCTGGACGGCCTCGACGGTTGCGTCGTGAGCCTCCTCAGAGGCGTCACCCCAAATCCCATCCTGCTCAGTGCCGACCACGGACTGAGTGAATGCCACGCCGAAGGGGAAGGTCTTCCCGCCCCACTCAGAGGACGCGGCAAGAGCGTAGCAGCGAGACCGAGTGTTCGGCCCGGCGACATTGTCGGGGGTCGCACGGACTGCACGCTGCAGTGCACGGATGTCAGCAGGGCCAGCGGGAGCAGTGTTGCTCGGGGAGTCAGTATACGCAGGCCGGATCACATAAGCGATCGACTGATTGCGGACACGCCGCCAAACGCCGTTCCCAGCAGACTGAGAGCCGTAGCTGCCAGACGAGGTGTTACCCTCGATCGTCTGGAGCGTGCCGCCGCCAAGGTTCTTCTCGACAAAGCCCACGTGGTCCGTGCCGCCGCCGTCCCAGTCGTAGATGACGACATCCCCGGGCTGTGCGTCGTAAACTGATACGAAGTAAGCGTCAGGGTGCTGGCGGACCTTGTTGACGGTGTAGTCAGTGTTAAAGGAGAATCCTCCAATAGCGTCAATCTGCCCGCACTCGTCCAGACACATGCTGACGAAGAGCATGCACCACCAAACAGAGTCGGACGGTCCAGCAAGCCACTGCTGACCAGTTCGAGCTGCCCAGTATCGGCCAGCTTCAGATCCGGGCTGAGGGTCGTCTGGTGCATAGTAACCAATCCTCGCTGCGGCGCGAGCGAGTACATTGTCTGCGGCGCTCACTTCATCACCTCAGTAGTCTGGGAGACGTGAATCTCCTTGTCTTCCATGGGATCAGTTCCGATGTGTGCCTGCGGAGCAAGCGCCTCCTCGGGAATGTCCTCGTGACTGATCATTGTTATCCCTTCGTGCCAAGCCTAGCTCGCCTGGCCCTGTTGAGTTCCCTATTCCGATTCATGATCTCGGCTTGGGACATCTTCTTATCGGGCTGATTCTTTTGGTTACATACCCGAATGAGTGTGAGTAGTCGGTTGATATGCCATGTCTCACACTCGAATGGGATCTGACAAGCAATCATCCAGTAGTAGATTAGCTCGGACGAGGTATACTCGCCAGATCCAGATTCCCCACCAGTCTCACGAATGGTGGTTGCGGTCATCGTGTCTGCCATGTAGGCGCTAATACGATCGACCTCAGATGGGGGAATCCTATCCAGGAGCGACGAGTCATACTCTTCATCAGTGATCATACACTTGATGTAGAGGGCCATCTCCTCAGCGGTGACTTTGTCGTTACCAATGAGGTGTTTATGGGTAATTGACTCCCATTTTGACAGCGCGACCAGGTTGTGCTCCAGGTGCAGGACTCCGCCAGGCATGGAGACAAAGGTACCTGTCTCCTCGTCGAACCCGTCGAGATCCGGGATAGAAACTATAAGCATTGCAGGCACCGAGGGCCCAGGAGTCTAGGTCTCTGAGCCCCCGGTGTGGTATATCAGCCTGCGAAGTGCGCCTTGATCTCGTCAGGCAGGAGGAGCTTGGGCTCAGTAGCCCCGCCTCCACCCTGAGCGTCGGAACCGAACAGCTTGGCCTCGAGGGTCTTCAGCTTACCGGCGTCGACGTCCAGAGACGAGATGGTCAGCAGGGAGGTCGGCTTAGCGCCGCTCACCGTGACAGGGGTCGTGGAAAGCTCCCACGAGAACGAAATCGCCTCGGGAGAGTCGTTGACGGTCTTGTAACCCTTCTCGGAAGGAGAGGCCTTGCAGCCGTACAGGACGTGGAGCTTGTAGCCCTTGTCCTGGCCCGCCACGTCGTCACCAATCTTGGTTCGGTAGACGAGACCAAAGGCGAGTCGGTCCTGCTGACCGATCTTGACACCCTTCGCCAGTGTGGCGGAACCGTCACACTGCTCGAACTCGTCGGGATAGGTGTATGCCTCAATGGTGGCCTTCAGCTTCTCAGCCGAGAGCATCGAGAGGTACAGAATGTTGTCGGCGTAAAGGTCAGTCGCCTCGGCGCCCTCGGGCTTCTCGGAGATGGCGGTGATACCATTCCAAGCAACGCCCTTGCCGTACGTCTTCTGGGCCGGGTCATACACATAAAGTGCACAGTGGTCGACACCAGTCTCAATACGGCGCTCACCAGTCTTGTCCCAGACAAGTGCAGCCATGTTAACTCCTAATAGTAGACGTCGAAGATGTCGTGATAGAGGTTGTCCGCTACGAGTCGAGACTCATGGCGGCTGAACAAAAGGTCCTCGATCTTCGTTCGTGTCGGGTCCTCGGGATGCCGGGCAATCAGAGTAACCTGGAACCGGTTTGCTTTGATATACTTGAGGTTGTCCGCATACATCGGATCACCCGGATGCCGCTCGTATACGATGCACGGATACGAGAGCTTAAGCGACGGGAGTGGTTGGTAATAGACCTTGTCCGACCCGAGGATCTCTACCAGCTTCTCATGGAGAGCTAGGCGTCGGTCCATTATACACCCCCGTCAACTCGAGAACCAGACGGGGGAACTTCAGTTCCACATAGGAGATTTTCCAAAGTCCCCCCATCCAGCGTACGTACTTGAGGTTCTGTATGTTATCCGTTAAGAATCCGTCAGCGATAATGCTGATCTGGTTGCTGAGGTTGATACTCCCCAGAACCTCATCGCTGGCACCAAAGCGGCGTGCTTCACGAAACACATCGCCATAGTACTGCTTCTCGATTGGTTTGTCTTCCCAAATTCCCGGCTCGGTCTGGACCTGAGTTACAAATCCTATCTCGCCGAAGAATTTGGCCATCTATCACGGCTCCGCGACGACGTTACCAGTCTCGGTCTTCCGCTCAACGATGATGGCCGACTTCGGGTGAGTCAGCGCACCGGAGAGGCGGGTCTCCAGCAGGTAGTGGTACTGGTTGAAGCTAATGTCGAAGTCCTCAGCCGCGAAGAGCTGTCCACCCTTGTCCGCACCAATGGTGTAATCGGACATATTGACGATGATGCCGAGGGCGTCGACAGTGCCGTTCTTGGTGGAGGTGCGCTGCAGGCCCTTCATCAGCGGGACCTTGACGATCTTCGAGACGCCGACGTAGTCGGCAAGCTCGGAGACGCTGCGGAACAGACGGTGGCCCATCTTGTCCTTGAGCAGCAGGATCTCGGTGACCATGTGGGGCTCGGCGAACCAGGTCGGGTTGCCAGCGCCATCGTAGTCGTCCATAGCGCGGACGATGGAGTCCAGAACGTCCTCCGTGGTGGTCTCCTTGGCCAGGACCACGCGAGGAGCGTAGAGGCTGTCCTCCTTGTAGATCGGGCGGATGCAGTCCTCCTTGATCTTGTCCTTGGAGGAGGCCTGACGACCATCACCGATGAGGACGGCTCGACCGAGCTCCTCCTCGAGCATGATCTTCATCTCGCCGCGGATGTAGGAGACGACATCAAAGTCCGTGATGTCGAGGATGTCATCCCTATCCAACCTCTGTTTCTTATAGATGGTGGTCGGCGAGGTAACACGCTGCAGCAACGTGAAGACCTCGTCTTCCTTCTTATTGCCCTTAATGTAACCCCGGGCACGGGCCTCGTCGGCGGTGATGTCGGCGAAGCGGGTGCGAATGCGGGAGAAGGGCGAGTGCTTGGCAGCGCCGACGACGGAGTTGACCCAATCGGTCTTGCGCTTGATGAACTCCGGCTGGTTCCACAGATCCTTGGCATCCGGGAAGAGGGTCTCGATCTGCTTGATGCCGTAAGCGTCGGCGTGGGCCAGGATGGCCTGCTTCAGGGAGCCGCTGGAGCGAGCGTCCTCGAAGATGGTCTCGACCTGGGCGTGAGTCAGGACGGGGAGCTCCTCGGTGGTAGCGGAGCCCTCAAACACGTTCTTGTGAGCCATAGTATCCTCAGTTGTGTCGGAATGGGCGGTGTCCTCAGCCTCTTCGGTCTCAGACTCCTCCGCCTCTTCATCTACGGAATCGACGAGCTGTCCGACGATGGCATAGACCGCCGTCTTCTGCTCCTCGGTCATTCCCTCGAAGATCTCCCCGAGCGTGGGGTCGTCCTCGTCGCCCTCAGCCTCATCGGCCTCCGGCTCCTCCTCAGCGTGCTCGACGTCATCCGTCTCCTCCGCCTCGAAGTCCTCATACTCGTCCTCATCGCCGTGAGAGACGAAGTCCAGCTGCTCATCCGTATAGATGACAGCCTCGATCTCATCGCCGTTGTCGCCATGCTCGATGGAGACCTGGTCGATGAGGGCACCCGGGTTGGCGCCGCGGAGCACCAGGCTCACCTCGACGAGCTCACCGTGGACAACGTCGTTGCCCCGAGCCCGAACGTGAGTAGCATAGATGCTCATCGCCTTGATGTCGCCGTTCTTGACCATCTCTCGAGCGGTCCGGCCACGATCGGTGTTGTTGAGGTGGGCGTAGGCGTAGACGCCGTCCTCACGAACCTCAAGGTCGGCATGCCCGAGGACGTTCTCAACGTCACCGTGCTTGTGCTGCCAAACCAGAGGTACAGTCTTCCCATCGTACGCCGCGAATGCCCCGTGTCGGATGACCTTGTTATCCGAGCACCGAACATCGTTCTTCGTGGCGTAGCCAGAGAAATCGCACTTAACTGCCATTTTGACTACTCTCCATCAGTTCGGAAATTGGTACCTCCGATGCAGGGACTTCGTCGACCGGCTCTTCGCCAGGCGGCTGTTCCTCGCCCATCGGATTGATGTTGGAGTTCACCAACTGGTTTGCCGTCTCGTCGTCGGACTGGGCCCAGCCGAACTTCGGTCGAAGCTCATTGGCTGTACCAATCTCGTTGCGCTTGACGGAGTCGACCAGCTTGGACATCTCCTCCAGCGGGACGTTGAGGAACGGATCCTCGATCGCCATGATCCGCTGTCGCTGCGTGCGGGCAGTCTTCGTGAGGAAAGTCCTGGTGATGGCGTCCGTGATCGCTTTCAGAACTGGACGAACCGTTCGGTTCTGGTAGTTCAGCATCTGTCGAGCATCAGCCTTACCGGTGAAGACATCCTCAGTCATGCCGAGCTGGTTGTACAGCTGGGTGGTGAGCCACTGAATCTGGCTCATGAGGTTGTTCTCGGAAGGTCGGTTCAGCTGGGTGATTCGCTCCGCACCATCGGTGTAAGCGATACCGTACTGAGACCCAGCGAGCTGTTCCTCAATAGCCTTGCGTCTGGCTTCTGCCTGCTGCTTCTTCAGCTCAGTCTTGACGACGTACGGAAGCTGAATGATGATGTCCAGCTTACCGGATCCAGACTGCTTGTCGATGGCATCCAACAGGTGGAGCTTCTGCGTCAGTCGCTGCAGCGTCGAGTTCGGAGCATTCATCACGCTGTACAGAGGGTTCTGTACAACAGCGACAAACTCCTTCTCGAGAGTCAGCTGTTCTCGCTGCCCAGTCTGGTCGTTGTAGACCTCAACTCGAACGTGGCGAGGATACCAGTTCAGGATTGTGCCGACTCGCATAGACTTGATGTCGTAGCCCTGAGTCAAGTCGGGGCTGACATCTGTGTCTACAGGAACGATCGCTACAGCGCCCTCTTCGAAGAGCGTGAGTACCAAATCCTGGAAGAATCCCTGACCAGTCTGGTCGATGTTGGCGCTCAGAGACAGGCAATCATCAAGGTAGCTACGGTAGTAGCTCTTTAGGTTGCCATTATCGTCAGTCTTGACGTGTCGAATAGGAACATTCGATACGTCGATAGCAATCTGGTTATAGATGCTCGTGACGATTGTCTGGTCGCCGACGACAGGTCGGTAATTCAGGTTTGGATTACCGAATGTCCACGAACCGTACTCCGGTGTGAAGTTCTTCTTGTCCGGGGATTTTGAAAACGCATTCCATGCGTGAGCTAGTCGATCACTAAGACCCATTTCACCTCCTCGCTCATTCGAATGCCTCCTTGTTGATCTTGTATGCCACGAAGGCATCCATCAGAGCAGCCACTGAGTCGATCTTCTCTTCCGAGCGTTTCTTCAGCAGCTTTCGGTTTCCGTTGGTATCCTCGAGAGTCACGCAGTTCCCCATAGTGAAGGACATGAGTTCCTGGTCGAAGATGAGAAGGCGTTCCGAGGCAAGCTTCTTCAGTTCCCCGAGGGGGACCGATTCGGTTCTAGCACCCTGAATTACCTTCTCGATACCGTACGGTCCGTTCTCCTGCTCCCACCTAGTTACGAACTCCTTGGCGTTGTATGGGTCAAACCCAAACGCCGAGACGTCATACTTCTGTTCGTCGATGTACTGGTCTAGATCTTCATAGACCTCCATCATATCCAGGACGGTCCCCTCCATGACTCGGAGGCTTCCTTCTTGGATGAACTCGTCATACTTCTGGCGTAGGGCACCAGGCAACTTCATGAGCGTCAGCTCAGAGATGTATGCCAGCGTCTTTACGCCGAAAGCTTGATTCCTGAGCGGGAACAGGAAGGTGAACGCACAGAAGTCATCACCCTGGGACAGGTCGGCGCCCATAGCGCACTGCATATTCCAGAAGGTGTTCTTCCTGTGCGGGATCGTCTCCTCGTAGGTGAAGAAGTAGGTGTATCCCTCCATGGGGATTCCGAACCTCTTGGCGAGGATGTCGTTTCGAGCAGCTGGAGCTTGTTCCATTCGCTCGACGTCCTGCTGGTACCGATCATAAGAGACAGTGATGCCGATGTTCGGCTGGGCTTTCACCCACATAGCAGGATCTGCTACTTCCTTGATGTCGTCAAGGCGGTAGTAGAAGATTGAGATGTGAGGGGCGATGTATTCACCCTTCAGGATTTTGAGCAACTCCATCTTCATGGTGTCGCCCACCGCATTGCGGATGGTTCCTTCGGACGAGACGGCCAGGATTACTGGATCATCGATCTTCGAGGCACCCTGTTCAAGTGCACCGACCACGTCCTCGCGGATGTCGCCGGAAAGCCACTCATCTACTGTACAAACCTTGGGTCGAAGACCCTGCAGCTTGTCGATAGACATGGGTCGAACCTCGAGGAGGGATCCGGTGAGGAAGTTCTCCACACCTTTCTTCGTAGCAACCAGTTTCTGGCGGTTAGCCCTCGCACCAGTTGTATTTTGAATGGATCCCTCAGTAAGGAACTTATACAGCGGACCTCGGGCTCGGGTGATTGCGGTCCTGAATGGACCCATCACCTCTTCAGCCTGCTTCATGGTCGGAGCCGTAGCAATCTGATGAGTCGTTGTAGTGTCAATCACCATGAAGTAGTTCTGGACGAGAGACATGTACATCGACTTCGCCGCTCCACGAGCAACGATCAGATACTGCTTGATTGTTAGGCGCTTCTTTACTGTTTTGGTCTCGTATCGACCGCCTACTCCGTCATCATATGGAACGAAGACCTGACGATCCTCGAAGTAGTACCAGCCAAGGAGCTGTTCGGCCCAGAGCTTGAAGCTGTCGAGCAAATGGAGGTCGGCTCCGTCGGACAGTGTGAGCTCGTTCTCGCAGTAAGCGATAAAACCCTCTACAGCCTTGTCGTCGTAGTAGTATTCCGGGTTTGCGATGAGAGCATCGATGCGATTCATCTCACATGAGATTTCTTCGCATACCGGAATCTCGCCTCGGATGACTGCATCTCGAAACTGCCCGTAGTATTTTGGTACTGCGGTGTTCGAGAGCATTACTTAGCTGTGCTCCCAGGGTTGCGCGGGTAACGCTTCTTCTTGGGCGATGGCTTAGTCTGCTTATACGACTTCGACTTCTCTATCTGCTTGGGAGCGGATGCCTTCGGGAGCTTCTTTCGATCAGGGCCGCCGGTAGACTTATATGTCTTATGCGCCTCTTCGGCGACAACTGACGCAGCCTCTGCTGCTTCCTTAGCCTTTTCTGCCGCTTTCTTGAGCGTCTCTCCGGCTGACTTTCCGGTCTTACCGGGATCGAACGACTTATCGAAAGCCGTCTTCATAGCCTTGGTTGCGGCGTACGTTCCAGCCTTAGTCAGAGAGTTCTCGAGGATCGACCGAGTGACCTCACGACCTCGAACCAGGTGGCGATCGGCCTTGAGCTCCCGATAGCGTTTCTCTTGCTCCAGCCGCTTAATTCGGGACTGAAGCTCGGAGTCGCTGATCTTCTTGTATCCGCGATTTGCGAACTTCTTTCGGGCCTTTGCGTCGGCCTTTGCCCGCTTCTTTCCGGCAACTCTGGCATCGTGAGCCTGCTTAGCCTTCTGAACCTTAGCTGCCCCAGTTCGAGCAGTCTTGATGGTTGTCTTGGTGGCGTTGGCGGTGAATCGCCCGCTCTTCTGGATAGCCTTGACGGTGGCCTTCCGACCAGCGCTAGCCTTCTTGCGGATGACGCCCCATTTCTGGCCTTTTACACCGTGGTGGATGAGGTCTTCTACCTCTGCTTCCCCTCGGTCTGATAGATCAGTCGCCATGCTGCCTCCTCGATCAGCTTCTGGTATGCCGATACCAAGAAGGAGTTCCCCGGTGGGTCGAAGAACAGCTTAACCTTCATGGCGATGTAAGACTTGATTGCCGCTTCGTCGTCGATTGAATCAAAGACGGCCCAAGCGGTATCTTTCTCAATCGGGGTGTCGCATTTTGGCCCCAATTGTGCGAGATCCATCCGCGCAGTGTTGATATGCATCAGGATCTGTTCATCGAAGGCGTCATATCCCGGCATGATGCCGATTGCCTTCTTAGTGTCTTCAAGAATGGTTCCCATTAGATCCTCCAGGGAGCTTGATCATTCGGTCGACGCTCAACAACTCGTGGTGTCAACCTCGATCGGTCTCCGAAGTGTATCGCGTTGTGGGTATTCTTGGTTGTGGTAATGAGAAACTCTGGCTCGAGGATGTCTGGATTGAATTCCTCGAGATCTCTTGGCTGAATCGGATTCATGTGGTGGATTAGCGGCATGTATCTGATGTCGAGTCCCTCGATCCCGAGGTCACAGGCTTCATCTCGAGCCAGAACAAAGTTCCTGACCTTCTTCCACTCCGTCGAGGTGTAGAATCGTTGGTTCAGGTAACGATCGAAGCCAAACGTGGCTGTACCGACTTGCCCGGTGAGAGCCAGGTAGTCAAACCGCTCCTCAAAGGTCTCGAGGCGCGCCAGTTCAGTATACGTTCGTAACATCTCCCGCTCCAGAGTATGTACGGAAGGCTTCGATGGCTTCTTTGGCAATCTTCTCGGCTTGCTCAGCGCTGACGAGCGCCGTCTTCTTCGCCTCGAGGAGTGCTGTTTCGTTCCTCAACTTCTCCACCTCCAGCTGTTCTCTTGTGGAGGCGAGCTTGAGGTAGTGATTCACCGTGGTTGCCGGTGCTGTACCCTCTCGAAGCTGCTTCTCAGCGAGCTCAAGCGCGAGATTAATCATCTGCGCCTCTCGTTGTTCCACAGTTCGAGCTGGTTTAGAGGGTGTTGCGGCCCTTTTACCCATAGTTGCTCCTTAGATAGAGGGCGTTTGGGGCCAATTGAGGGCTAGATTCTAGGGCCCGTTGTGAGCGAGACCAGCAGGAAGAAAGGAGCACACGAGAAACTTCCTGTGGGCCCTAGAACCTAGTCCCCAATTGGCTTTCCAAATATCCCTCCGGGGAAAATATGGAGGGGGCGGCGATGAGGGTGGGGGGCCTAAATGCGAGACCCCCCTCCCCCGGGTCGACGAAGAAATTTTTATTTTTCAATCATCGATCTCAAAAGTTTGATAGAAATTTGTTCCATCAAGATTGAGAATTCGATCAATTGCATTTTCAATTTCTTCGATTTCAAGTTCTTCACTTAACGAATCGCTTGATGTGCACAGCCTGGCCAGGAGGCCACAGGTACCGTAGCCATGGGCAGTGTCAAAAGCAAACCATTCGTCCCATGAAGTTCTTGGATCGTAAGGATTGTCCACTGTGGACAGCATCCTAGCCATAGTAGACCTCCTCAGAGAGGCCCTGTGAGAGGGTGTGTACCATAGTGTGGTCAGCCCTCCTCTAGAGCACGGTGTACAGATGTGGTAGAAATTCCCAAAGCTTCAGCAATCTCAGCAGCAGTCTTGCCCCTACTACTCATAGCCTTGGCTCTGGCCACCATGCTGGATGACACCTTAGGCTGGGACCTAGGTGTAGCCAGTTCCCTAACTACTGATTCATCAGCAAGTTCAAGAACCTTGTTCAGTGCAGCCTGTGATACAGCACCTTCCTGGATAGCCTGCCACTCTCGAGGAGTGATAGCGAAAGGCTTCTTACCAGCCCCCGTTCTTGAACGGGCCTCGGCTAAAGCCTGGCGCCGGGCTTTCTGAAGGCGCTCTTTATCAGTGGCAAGAGTTGGATCAGCTTGCTTCTTAGCCCTGATGACCGCGTCTGCCAGTACCTGTGCCTGGCGTTCACGGGGTTTATTCCGGAGGGCCTCGTTTACTTTGGCCTTGAGGGATTTAACCTCAGGGGCGTAGGTCTTAGCGGCCTGGGGGTTCTTTCGAACAGATGGGATAGCAAGCGTAGCCTTACGGGCTTCGTTAGCCATAGCCTTTAGTTCGTTAGAGTGATTAGCATAGACCGTTTCGATAGCACTCCCGTTCTTAGAAACAAGGGAGTATGCATCATGGGTCTCGGCCAACTTAGTAGACTTCTCAGTACGAAGCACAGTCTTACCATGCTTGTCTACATAGGTAGCCCCAGTCTCTTCATAGACCTTGCGTCCAGTCTTCTTGTCGATAGGCCCACCCTTTGAAGCGGACCGTGCTTTTCTTTCAGCAACACGCTTCTCGGAAGAAGCACGGCTGATAAGAGTAGAAGCCCCAGCATTTGCCTTGCCCTGGTATTTCTTCTTGAGGGCGGCAATACCATTATCGATCTCGGACTGCTTGTAGTTGAGTTTGTGCTTCTCGGCATCAATCACAACCATGGAGTGTCGAACTGCCCGGGCAATCTCAGCCTGGTTGGCGCCACCGATAGTCATGTCGGTGATCAGGTTTGAAACCTCACCCATCTTCATCTGCTTCTGCTTAGAAGTCATGGGTTTCATACCATCGTATGCCGGGTACATAGCCTTGGGGTCGAAGTCCTTCAGGCCCTTAAGAGCCGGGGAGGTCTTGACCTTTCCGCCATTGTTCGGAATGACAAGAACAGAATCACCATCAAAGTCAGCACCTGACAGCCTTTCTGCAACCTTGGGATGAATCCCGATTGCGTCCTTAACCTTAGTCCCTATTGCTTTTCTGGCATGGGGGTTTTTATTGTTGACTGTCAGTTCAGGAATCTCGAATCGTCCACCGTGAGGGTGACGAACGAGAACAACCTTCTCCCCATGTTTGAAGTTGGGAGCGTAAACCTCCGTGGTCTTCATCTTAGGGACGGGAAGGATTACCTGGCTAGCCTGTCGAGGAAGAGCGGCGGCCTTCAGATCCACGGCGTCAGAGTCAACTGAGTCTGCGAAAGACTGCAGTAGCTTCTTCTTGACCGAGGGGTTCGTAAGAGCCATGATCTCTTCGAACTCGGCACGGCGCTTGTCTCGTACCTTCTGAAGCTGCTGCCTAGCAAGAGAGACTGGCTGCTTTGACAGGAACTGGGAGCTCAAGGTCTTCGACCAATCACCCCAAGTACCTTCATCGTTGACGATGTTCATAGCAGACAGCTTCTTCTTGCCGTGGCCATCAGTGTAGTGAAGCTGCTTGCGGATCACAGAACCGAACGGGTTCGCCGGGTCACCAGTCTGCTTCTTGAGGGCATCCAGTTTATTCCCGGTGGGGTTCTTGTTGGTGTTGAATCGGAGATCATATCCCTTAGGGATGTCATCCGAGTACATCGCCATACCCTTGAGGTAGTGCGTCCCATCAACAGAAATGCGAACCTGTGCGTAGTTTGAGCTACCGAGGGAGAGGTCTTTGACTCCGCGTCGAACCTCAATTACACCGTCCATATCGGTACCGCCCTCGTTTCCATAGCGAACCTTCAGTCGCTTGCTGGAAACTGCAGTGGGCTTCTCGATACCGTATACCGTATGACCCTGGTCCTCAATATTGACACCGGGGGCTTTAATTTCGCCCCGCTTGGCCAGAACCGTCTTGTAGTCCATGCCCGGAGGCACCAGGACCTTCATTTCGGTGAATTTGCCAGTCGTCTGCTGCTGGACCTTCACCTTGTGGACGTGATAGCCCTCGGCCTCGAGCATGGCGGTGGCGGTCTTCATCTTGGTGCTTGTGACACCCATGTTGACCTCAACGCCGAGCCCGACGTCAAGAAGACCGTCCTTACCAACCTGTTTCTTGAGCTCCTTAGCCAGAGCTTCAGTGCTCCCCGCCCTTTCTTTGAGGGTGGGGTCTAAAAGTGCTCGAACGGAGGACTCGTTGATGCCCATACGACGACCGATGGCCGTGTTGGACATACCCTTCTCCTTGAGCCGGGCCACCATTGCAACGTCAGCCTTACGCTTCTCGTTCTTGGCGATGGATCTCTGTGCTCGGAGCTGGGTGGTGGTCATTCCAAGACCCTTGGCGATCTCAGTCTCAGTGAGACCCTTCGCCTTGAGGTCCTTGATAGTTGAGAGTAGGTCGCCAGAGTGCTGGTGCGGGTCCTTTCCAGAACCCCAAGGATAGCGCCCGGAACGGCGCTTAACACCATAGTGGGCGAGATCCATTAGGCCTCCTCTTCCTTGATCTTCTCGATCAGCTTGTCGAATTGGATGATGGTGTCCATGATTGGGGCGATGTCGTCGCCCTCCGGGTTTGCTACCTGAATGTCGTCATTCTGGTAGATACGGAGCTCATAGTTGATGGCTCCAGGACGCTCATCATACTCGAGGCAGAAGAGTGCCGCGTAGATCATGAGCTGATCAATCTTTGCGGGGTGAACGCCAGTCTTCAGATCGTGGATGCGAAGCAAGCCCTTGTCAAAGGAGATAGCGTCAGCAGTGCCAAAGCAGTTGACCGAGTAAAACAGGACTTGCTCCGGCTCCATCCGAAACCCAATAGCATCGTTAACATAGTTGTTGAATGTCACCTTGTTTCGAGGCATGCGCATCTTCAACCGAATGTGCTCAGCAGCGAGCTCGTGAAGACGGGTACCCTTTGCGGCAGCCTGGGCAGTTCGGAAGGTCTCGATCAGTTTGTCGGGAGAGTAGTTGAGCCAGTGATACTTGCTGGCGGAAAGGAATGCGTGGGCCCCACTAAGCTGTGAGTGATTGTTGAACTTCACTGAGGATCTCGCTCTCGTTCTCAGGGTAGATGAATGCGGCATACGACATCGCATGCATGGTCCGAACATAGTGTGCTTGGTTCGGACGTACTGAGGCAGTGGCGCCTCGCTTCACCTCAAGGGCGGCCCAACGATTCTTGTAGAGGAGAATCAGATCGGGTATACCTTGAATGTAGTTGGGGTCATTTTTCAGAATAATGATCCCCGGCAGCATCTTGTTCAGCTTCTTGATGAGCTGTGCTTGGAATTGTGACTCACGCATGGTGTGCTCCTCTGGGTAAGCCTATAAGAAGGGATAGGCTTGTTTCTATCCTTCTTATCATTATATGCGTAGTTTGCGACAAGGGGTGTCACACGTATTGTAGAGGGAGGAGCACCCTTGGATGAGGGTGGACAAAAAAAAGCCCTATACTTATATATATATTAAAAAATCAATCAATCAATCAATATATATATTTTACTAAAAATGGCCACATTGTGACCTTTCGTTGCAATTCCAAGGAAAAGTCCACAATACGTGTGACACCTAAGTGTCCACTTTTTTGTCCACAATACGTGTGATGAGTATCATCTGTCACTTCTGTAACATGAAAAAATGGCCAATGGGACGGAAAAATGGCCACCAAATAAAAAGTGACCACTCTCCCGACCCACCGTCACACGTATTCTAACCGACGAATGCCCTCTCGTTGAACACCTTCTTCGAGCTCAGCGACCGCCGAACCGCCTCATCTATCGAGGAATGAGACTCAAGAAAGTAGTACTTCAATCGAGAATAGGGCGTGTTCAATCGGTCGATCCGACCCTCACACTGCTCCGTCACTCGCCAGGAATAGTTGAGGGACCAGAAGAGAACCGTATCGGTACTAGTACAGTTCCATCCCTCTGCTGCCGAGGTGTACTGACAGATATAGACCCATCGAGGTTCTGCTGGTATAGCATCGTGCCGATGTCCATTCCATTGCGCCGTAGGCAGTCCAAGGCTCTCTGCAACTGCAAGGATTCGATCGAGCTCATAGTTGTAATTGTAGAATACGATAACCCTCTCATTGCTTGAGAGTATGCGCTTGGCTTGCTCTGAACGCCAGTCATTATCACTGACCACCTTTCTCAAGATTCTGCAGACCCCACCTGCATCTCTAAGGGGTTCCTCTGTCCAGGGATCCATCCTGTTCTTCACGACCCACTTATACAAGTCACGGTCGTAGTCACAGTAGACAGTCTCCCTCTCACGAGTAGTGTGTCGCTCCACCGGCATCTCCACAAGGATACTCCGACGCAAGCGCTGCAGCTTCGCCTCCCCTATGTATCGTTTGACCTTGGGGTATTTTGCGAAGCGGTCAAATATGACATGGTCCTCCATGAACTCCGTACGAGTCCTGAAGAAACCGTGAGCCATGAATACCGGGAGGTAGTCCATCCAGACATCTCCAGGAGTAGCTGAGAGCAGAAGCCAGGTGTTCTTCTTTGTGATCTTCAAGAACTCCTTGACCCAGCGCCCACTGCCGGAAGCACGCTGCTCATCAAAAAAGAATACCGCGTGTTCTCGATCCGAGTACTTCCCGATGTTGTTCCACGAGTCCACCACGATGGATGAACCTGTGAAACTACATGCAGGATCTGTACTCAGACCGAGACGCGCAGCTTCCTCCTCCCACTCAAGGGAGTCCCGCTTCTTAGCGGTTGTGATGACATACAGCGTAGGGGAGCCCTTGACCTTCTTCTTAGCCAAGGACCCCCCTTTCTTGAACGAGGCGGCGTTACAAACCGACGTGAGATACCACGCCAAGCTTGTCAGGGTCTTCCCCGAACCAACGCCACCCGCCAAGATGCTGCCGTTCTGCAGTTGACGCACCGCCTGGATCTGCTCATGGCGATACGTAACTGTCATGGTTAGTGTGTTCTCCTTTCAAGACATGATCCGAAGATCCACTCATCGAACGCGGACTCATACTCCTCAAGCATCCACCCAAGGCGACCCTCGGCGTACTCCTCCTTGCGGAACTCAGAGTTGGACTTGAGGTAGAGGTTCTTCACCCAGAAGTTCCGTCGGTTCCCATCGCGGTACTGTACGAAGTACCCATCAGGAATCCAACCAACAAAGGCAGTCCACACAAGCACCCCAGCGGAGCGCTTGAGCTGCTTTTTGCCTCCAACCGGGTACATCCGATAGAACCAGGTCTGCTTGTCAAGTGTGGGGGTCAGAAAACGACCAGTCCGCTTATTCCGAACCCTCCCCAAGTCCGATACTTCGTACTTCTCAAAGGGATGCTTGATAGTCACCCACTGCTCAGTCGCCAAAGCGAACCTTTCTATCCGCCTCCGACTCAGTACATGAGCCGAAGATGTAGTCGTCAAACTCAGACACGGTCTCATCATAGATGGCGTCCATCCGAGCGTTGTACTCATCATACCAGGCCTGCCGGTACGCCGAGTACGAAACGAGATCCAGATTCTCAAGACGGGCGTTCGCCATATCACCATTCAAGTGTATAACATAGTTGCCCCTCCCGGGCTCTCCGTTGAACGCACGCCAGATAGTCACACCACAGCGAACCATGGTCTGCTTACCTGAGTCATCGCGATACATGGAGAACCCGGGGGCTCCGTCTGAGCACTTCTGGATCCGAAGAACTCGCCCACTCGAGATATTCCGCACCCGACCAAGATCAGATGCCTCATACCTTGAGAAGGGGTGGGGTAAAATTCGCCAGCGCTCAGTCAATGTGCATGGCCTTCACGTGGTCCAGGAGGTACTTCTGTTCGCCAGTGGTCGGATCCGTTACGATACGGAGCTTGATGGCTGGGCGATTGTAGTAGTACCGCTTGTTCTTCTCCTCGTCCTGGAAGACGAAGAATAGAACCCCCTTCGCGATCTCCTGAACCCTGATCAGCTTCATAGGTACGCCCGAAACCGTCACATCCAGGATAGCATCGGCTCGGAGAGTCTGCTTGATCTCCTCGAGGTCGGTGATCTCCACCGTCGGATCGTCGAAGCTCCAGGAGTCGGATAGGGGGTTGAAGATGAACTTCTGGTCTCGGGTGAAGGGAACCCGGGTCATGAAGTCACGATCCTGGCGCTTGAGGTAGATGAACCACTCCGCCTCCTCAGAACCAGCAAGCTCGAGTCCCATAACGTGCCAGAAATATCCCTCGTGCAGAAAAATGACCGGGGTCAAATTCCGGAACGTCTTGCTGAGGTACAGCTCCTCGAAGTCGCTGATACCAATACGCTTAGTATTTCCCATGTGAATTACATCCTCCTCAGAAGTAGCGGTGTACGTCAGCAGCCCACTCAGCGTTCTCAAGAACCCAGTCGTAAGTCTGGTGCCCCTTCTCGTTAGTCATGAGGTGCCGAGTGAACTTGGAACGGAGGTCATCACCGAGACGGAAGGTGAACCAGCGCCCCTTCTCACGCTCAGCAGTGATGTAGAGATCGGTGGATCCGGGGACGGTCATGAAGGACTTGACGTCATAGCGGATGTTCTCGTAGAAGAAGGGCGTCGGCTTGCGCCCATCAAGGATCCAGTAGTTGTAGTACTTCTTCGGGGTGTACGTACGACATGCGTCCTCCAGCATGAGCACAGAGCCGTTGCTGACGAGCTGACCGTTAGTAACACGAATCCGAGTGATGAGCCCGTTCTCGTTAGTGAGATAAAGAATCCATGAGTCATTCGACGAGGGCTTGACCTCGGTGATGAAGAAGCTCTTCTCTCGGTATACAAACCGAGGAAGCATAACCCCATCTGTCTCCTTGAGCTTAGCCAGGTACTTCATACGAAGCTCGTAAATGTCGACGGGACCTTCGGAAACCTGGATGAGAGAAACCATTTGTGTGCTCACTTTCTAATGCGCTTGGGAATGTCGTACTCGTCGAGAAGGTAGTCCATGAATGCGAAGAGATCCTTCTCAATCTCATCCGCAAGCTCTCGATTCCTTACCTGAGACACGTCTACGACAAACCGATAGCTGTTGTTCGCAGTCCGCTTCTCAAGATGAACGGAACACCGTGGCGTACGACGACGCTCCGGGTTCTTGATGTAGTCGAGCACGATCTCTCGACCAGGCTTAAGATCCGGGTTAGGATACAGAGTCTCTCGAGGCTCCTTGCCCTCAGCTCGATCTCGCTTACGAGCCTCAGAGAGGGCCTTCTTCTCGAACTCCTCTGATTCCTTGACCGCCTTCAGAATATCATCAGCACTGACGATAAGTCGGCTAGCCACGTGTGTCCTTTCTATAAGTGAGAGACCCCGGGGCCCTTTTACAGACCCCGGGGTATAAGATCAACCGCGTCGCATTTCGCGAATGAAGATCCAGATGAGCCAGAATCCTCCAGTCATACCAGTCATGAACACGTCGAACAGGAAGTTGAAGAATCCGTAGCGTCGCATCAGGCGGCCTCCTCCACGTCGTCGTACTTGGCGTCCAGCGGGTCCTCGGCGATGGTGACGTACATCGTACCAAGGTAGGCCTTCACGCCAGAGTTGCCGTTGACCTCCCAGACATAGGGGTTGATCGTGAGGTCCACGTTCAGGATCTCGACGTAGTCCAGGGAGTTGACGGTCTGCTCGTTAATAAACACCTTCCGTCGAGTCAGGTTCGGGATGCAGACGATCTTCGGCGGACGGGCCCTGTAGGACACCTCCACCTTGAGATAGTGTGTGAGAGCATCCGGGTCATTCCGAGACTCCCTGGTCTTCAGGTTCCACCCATCTCGTTCAAGGGCCTCAACCATGTCCTCTGGGATCTCAACGCAGAAGGTACGCTTTGTACCACCAGCGTAAGGACCCTCGGCAGAGAAGTCCTTGAAGAAGATGCGTGCGTTCTCGATAGTGATGTTGCTAAGTCGTGCCATTGTGTTCTCCTTAAATGTCAGGCGCGGAAATCAGGGTGGACGTGCTTCGGACCGAGGTTAGCCAGCTCTAGCACTCGAGAGATGAATCGGGTGAGGTTCTTCTTCTGTCGGCACTTGAAGAGAATGGTGCGAACTCCGCCAGCGAAGAGAATATCGGCATAGATAACATTCGGGGTCTTGTAGAAACTCACCTCGGTGTCATCTGGGAGGTCGAAATGCATCTGCTGACTGTACTGACCGACCCAAGAAGGCTTAATGGAGCTTCGTTTGTCGATCCAGTCCTCGAGGCTAATACCGTCAAACTCGTTGGCCTCCTCGATGACATCTCCATTGAGGCTGAAGTAGTCGATAACGCTGGGGGTCTTCTTGCTCATGCGATCCACTCGTCCTTAAGGTCAATCTTGTCGTGCATGATCTGCCTGAGGAACTCACAGGCGATCTGGTACTCACGGTTGTTGTAAATATAGATGGGCTTGATTGTGATGTCCTCGTCGTGGAGGAACACCCGCATCACTATGATCCGATGGATAGGATCGTAGGTGACGATGAAGCTGTCCCCGTTTTTGAGCTGGTACTCAATGATGTCGGGGGCGTTAGAGATGACAAGGATTTCGTCAATATCATTCTTGTCCTTGTACTCCACCCCTCGTCGGAATGCCTCGAAACAGTCCTTGAGCTCAATGAACTCCGTGTCGATCCGAAGATGGGTATCGTGGGCGACAATCTTTCCTGGCATGTGTGCTCCTTTCAGAAAAGCCTATACCCCAAGTTAATGGGGTATAAACTAGAGATCAGTCTTCGGTCTTCTCAGTGATCTCGTCACCAAACTTCAGTCCGTCGTTGATCGAGTCGACGACAACCTTTCCAGCGTGGGCGCTAGCAACGGAACTCAGGCCGAATACACCAATCCACATAGCGACCTTGGTAAGGCCAGTGGCGGATTTGACGATCGGCGAGAGGGCGCGGCTAACAACCATACCGGAGCAGGTCTCGACAACCAGACGGACGGCGAGGGTAGCAACGGGGTTCATGATGTGTCCTTTCGTAGAGGGGTCTCATATTACCCTTAGTTTCTGACGCGGACCCCCGGGCCCTTTTTACAGAC